ATAGTGTATCTTATTTGCATATATACACTTGCTATATATCCCTCTTTGAGTGATTACTACAGTACGAAGAAAAACACACCAAAGAGAGGTAGACGGCATGGAAAAGACAACACGGTTCGGAATCGAGATAGAGATGACAGGCATCACCCGCAAGGACGCAGCCCTGGCTGCCCAGACGGTCCTCGGTGGAGAGCTGCTCTACGGAGGTTCCTACTACGACACCTACGAACTGAAGACCTTCGATGGCCGCAAATGGAAGTTCACCTACGATGGCAGCATCAGATGCGAGACCAAGAAAAACGGAATCAGGGAAACCGCCACAAGGCTTTACAGCGTCGAGCTGGTCAGCCCGATCCTCACCTACGAAGAGGACATCGAGAAGGTGCAGGAGGTTATCAGAGCACTGAGAAAGGCCGGGGCCTTCACCAACAGCTCATGCGGCATCCACATCCACCTTGATGGAGCAGAGCACACACCGCGTTCGATCAGAAACTTCGTGAACATCATCTACGCCCGAAACGACCTCTTTTACAAAGCCCTGGGCATCGAGGCCAACCGGGCACGGTACTGCAAGAGGATGGACGAGCACCTTGTGACGACCATGAATCGCAAGAAACCTGCCACCTTCGCCTCGATCGAGAGCATCTGGTACGAAGGCTACCGGGGAAGCCGGGAGGCACACTACCACGAAAGCCGCTACCATTTTTTGAACCTGCACTCCTTCTTCCACGGCCACAAGACCGTCGAGCTACGCGGTTTCAACAGCACCCTCCATGCCGGAGAGGTCAGGAGCTACATCGTCCTTGCCCTCGCATTGAACACCCAGGCACTCACACAAAGCTCTGCGAGCACCAAGAAGCCCCAGGCCGAGAACGAGAAGTTTGCGATGCGCACCTACCTCAACCGCATCGGCTTCATCGGCGACGAGTTCAAAGCCTGCCGCGAGCACCTGACCAAGCGCCTCGCAGGAAGTGCCGCATGGAGACGGCGGGTTGCTGCCTGAGGGGCGCGTTCTTGAGACCTTGAGGGCGGGACGACCGCCCTTGGGGTGGTAGAAGACCAAGTGAAGGAGTGTGACAACGATGAAGAAAGTCTATCTGGCCTATGGAAGCAATCTGAACCTCGAACAGATGGGGTACAGATGTCCCGATGCCGCGGTCATCGGAACAACGATACTGCACGATTACCAGCTGTTGTTCCGGGGAGGCCGATATACTGGCGTGGCCACCATTGAGATGAAACGAGGTGCAAGTGTACCGGTGCTGCTCTGGCAGATTACCGAGAAGTGCGAAAGGGCCCTTGACCGTTACGAGGGGCACCCCCACCTGTATCGAAAGAAGCGCCTGATGGTGAACCTGGACGGGGATGAGGTGGTGGCGATGACCTACGTCATGAACGAAGGACCTCCTCTGGCGATGCCTGATGCATACTACTACTCGACCATCCTTGACGGTTACTACGACTGCGGCTTCGACGAGAATATTCTCAAGCAGGCGGTTAGGGAATCGATGGAGGCTGGCGATGACTGAGCAGATCAAACAACAGATCCTCGAGGTGCGCGACAGCGGCCTGACGAACATGTTCAACACGGGGGCGGTCCAGTGGATCGCCTCGCAGATGGGATTTTCCGAGCTTGCCTCCTACCTGGAAAACGGCAATACCACAGAGTATGCGCATTTCATACTCACCGGCGAAGGCTGACAGGAGCCTCCTCAAGGTGTCATATCCGACTCTGCATCAGTAGTGTATTTCTTCAAATCATTGCCCTATATCGGGTTGATATAGTTTCCGATTTGAGGGATATATACACCAACAAAACAGACACGGAGGCAAGAGCATGTGGGGAGAAGGAACTTTGGAGATCGGATCGAGCGTTTTCAGATACTGCATCAAGGTGTACGGAGAGGGTTCTGAATACGGGATCGACGAGGGAAGGATCTCCAAGCTGATGCTCAAGCGCGACGGCAGGATCGTATGCAACTACGACCGCGGCTGGGACATCAGGCCTCGTGACACTGATACCAGGCAGGCCCTTGAGAGCCTGAAAAAAACATACAACTGACAACACGTACCCATCACTTCAAGGGACCCTCGCCGGGTCCCTTTTGTTTGCCCTGAGGAATCAAGAACAATGCCGAAACCGAAGAAATACACCCCTACATCCTTCATGGCGAAGGAATCGATCTACGACAAGGGCAAGGCCGACCATGCAGTGGGGTTCATCGAATGCCTGTGCCACACCAAGGGGGTTTGGGCGGGAAAGCCCTTCAAGCTGCTTGGCTGGCAGGAGCAGATCATCCGCGACCTGTTCGGTATCGTCAAGAGTGACGGGTACCGTCAGTTCAACACCGCCTACATTGAGATCCCCAAGAAGAACGGCAAGAGCGAGCTCGCCGCTGCGGTGGCGCTGTTGCTCACCTGCGGAGACTTCGAGGAACGCGCCGAGGTCTATGGATGTGCCGCTGACCGCCAGCAGGCATCGATCGTATTCGAGGTGGCCGCCGACATGGTTCGCATGTGCCCCTCGCTGAACAGGCGGGTAAAGATCCTGGCGGCCACCAAACGCATCGTGTACCTGCCGACCAACAGTTTCTACCAGGTGCTGAGCGCCGAAGCCTACTCCAAGCATGGGTTCAACATCCACGGGGTGGTCTTCGACGAACTGCACACCCAGCCCAACCGCAAGCTCTTCGATGTCATGACCAAGGGCTCGGGTGATGCCAGGGCCCAGCCGCTGTTCTTTCTGATCACCACGGCCGGAACCGACCAGCACTCGATCTGCTACGAGCAGCACCAGAAGGCCAAGGACATCATCGATGGCCGCAAACACGACAAGACCTTCTACCCGGTGATCTACGGCTCAGAGGAGGACGACGACTGGACCGATGCAAAGACGTGGAAGAAAGCCAATCCGTCGCTGGGACATACCATCACGATGGAAAAGGTGAAGACTGCCTGCGACAGCGCAAGGCAGAATCCAGGCGAGGAGAACGTGTTCCGCCAGCTCAGGCTCAACCAATGGGTCAAGCAGGCAGTGCGCTGGATGCCGATGGAGAAATGGGACCAGTGCAACTTCCCCATCGATGCCGAGGAGCTTGAAGGCAGGGTCTGTTATGGGGGTCTGGACCTCTCAAGCACCACCGACATCACCGCATTCGTGCTCGTGTTCCCTCCCAGGGATGAGGCCGACAAGTTCGTAATCCTCCCCTGGTTCTGGATTCCCGAGGACAGCTTGGGCCTTCGTGTGAGGCGTGACCATGTGCCGTACGACGTATGGGAGCAAACGGGCCACATCCAGACCACCGAGGGAAACGTGGTCCACTACGGATTCATCGAGCATTTCATCGGCGAGCTGGGCAAGAAATACAACATCCGAGAGATCGCGTTCGACCGTTGGGGAGCGGTGCAGATGGTGCAGAATCTCGAGGGCATGGGTTTCACCGTAGTTCCCTTCGGCCAGGGCTTCAAGGACATGAGCCCCCCGACCAAGGAGCTGATGAAGCTCGTCCTGGGCAGGGGAATCGCACACGGTGGACACCCCACCCTCCGGTGGATGATGGACAACATCTTCATCCGTACCGATCCGGCGGGGAACATCAAGCCCGACAAGCAGAAATCCACCGAGAAGATCGACGGAGCGGTTGCCACGATCATGGCGCTGGATCGGGCGATCAGGTGCGGGAACGAAGTGCGCGAATCGGTCTACGAGGACCGAGGAATTCTCTTCATCTAGGAATCAGGAGATACACATATGGGACTCATATCCAAGCTTGTCACCAGAACGCGTGACAAGCCGCAAAACAGGACCAGCGGGTCCTCATACAGTTTTCTCTTCGGAGGATCGACATCCGGCAAGGCGGTCAACGAACGCTCATCGATGCAGATGACGGCGGTCTATGCATGCGTGCGCATCCTCGCCGAGGCGATCGCAGGGCTGCCGCTTCACCTCTACCGCCACGACGACGATGCAAGCAAGCACAAGGCGAAGGAGCACCCGCTGTACACCCTGCTGCACAGTGAGCCAAATGCGGAGATGACCAGCTTCGTATTCCGCGAGACGCTGATGACCCACCTGCTGCTCTGGGGCAACGCCTATGCGCAGATCATCCGAAACGGCAAGGGCCAGGTTGCGGCGCTCTACCCGCTGATGCCCAACCGTATGCAGGTCGACCGCGACAAGCATGGCAAGCTCTACTACCAATACACCACCAGCGCCGAGGATGCGCCGACGATGAAAGGTACCTCGGTGGTTCTGGACGCATCCGAAGTACTGCACATCCCGGGACTCGGTTTCGATGGGTTGGTAGGCTACTCGCCGATCGCAATGGCCAAGAACGCCATCGGCATGGCGATCGCCTGTGAGGAGTACGGGGCCAAGTTCTTCGCCAACGGGGCTGCCCCAAGCGGGGTGCTGGAGCATCCGGGAACGGTGAAGGACCCCACACGACTGCGCGATACATGGCAGGGCCAGTTCGGCGGCTCGTCCAATTCGCACAAGGTTGCGGTGCTCGAGGAGGGAATGAAATACACGCCCATCTCGATCTCTCCTGAGCAGGCTCAGTTCCTGCAGACACGCAAGTTCCAGATCAACGAGATCGCACGCATCTTCCGGGTCCCGCCGCACATGGTGGGGGATCTGGAGAAGTCCTCGTTCAGCAACATCGAGCAGCAGTCGCTCGAGTTCGTCAAGTACACCCTCGACCCCTGGGTGATCCGCTGGGAGCAGGCGCTTTCGCGTGCGCTCCTGGATGCCGATGAGAAGAGGACGCACTTCTTCCGCTTCAACGTCGAGGGACTGCTGCGCGGTGATTACCAGAGCCGCATGGGTGGGTATGCCACCGCGCGCCAGAACGGTTGGATGAGTGCCAACGATATCCGAGCTTTGGAGGACATGGATCAGATAGCCGACGAGGACGGAGGAAACCTCTATCTCATCAACGGAAACATGCTCCCCCTCTCTCGGGCAGGGGCATTCGCAGACAAGGTTACCAACACATCCCAGGAGGAGACCGATGAAAAACAAGAAGTTCTGGCAATGGAAAAACCAGAGCGAAGAAGAAGGCAGAGCGAGAATCCTTGAGCTTTCTGGCACGATCGCAGAGGAGAGCTGGTTCGATGACGACATCACCCCCGAGCAGTTCAAGGATGAGCTGTTCGCCGACAGTGGCGAGGTGACGGTGTGGATCAACTCACCCGGTGGGGACTGCATCGCGGCGAGCCGCATCCATGCGATGCTCATGGATTATCCGGGGGCAATCACGGTGAAGATCGACGGAATCGCAGCGAGCGCTGCCTCGGTCATCGCGATGGCGGGCACGAAAGTCCTGATGGCGCCCACCGCACTGATGATGATCCACAACCCCATGACTCTCGCCTATGGCAACCATCAGGACATGCAAAAGGCCATCGGTATGTTGGATGAGGTGAAACAAAGCATCGTCAACGCCTACGAGATCAAGACGACCCTCACCCGGGCGAAGATCAGCCACCTGATGGACAACGAGACGTGGATGAATGCCAAGAAGGCCATCGAGTTGGGCTTCGCCGATGCGATCCTTGAGGATGCCAAGAAGGCTTCCAATGAGGCATCGTATGCGTTCTCGATGCGCACCTCTCAACTCTCACTGATGAACAAGATCACCGAAACCTATGCAATCACAGAGGACCAGGAGCCACCTGAGGAAGGCAGAGCCGCCCTTGGCGAGCTCGAAAAACGACTGAATCTCATCAAACCCCAATAGGAGAAGACACAATGGGAAAGATCAACGACATGCGCGCCCAGCGCGCGAAGGCCTGGGAACAGGCGAAGGCATTCCTCGACTCCAGGCGCAACGACAAGGGCATCCTGGGCGCCGAGGATACCGCGACGTACGAGCGGATGGAACAGGAGATCGTGGATTTGGGACACGAGATCGAGCGGCAGGAGCGCATCGAGGCGTTCGAGCGGGAGCTGAACGCACACGTGGGCGCTCCCATCACCAGCCGTCCCGAGAACGCCCCGAAAGCAGAAAA